AGGGGATCAGCGTCTCGACCTTGCGGTACGTGACGGCGAGCGTGTCCAGAATCGGTGCCTCGGAAACGAAGAAGCCCGCCGACGGCGGACCGTGGGCGGGCTGGGGGTGTCGGGGAGAAGATCTCGGGCTGGAGGGCTGCAAACCGCAAACCCTGCAAACCTCGGTTTGCGGTCGGACGCTAGGCCAATGCTGCGCTCGCGCCCCCCGCATGGGCTATTGGCCAGGAAGGACCCGTGGATGGCCGGGCTGCTTCCTCGACCGTCACCGCTGTCCAGAAGTTAGCGGAAATACTACCCCCGGACCGGCGGATCTGTTGCAGCGGCGAAAGCCGCATTTCGCCGCAGACGCACGCGGATGCACGATCCCACCCGCCAAATCACGCCAAAACACTACGCCGTCAAGGCGACGCCGTTGAGGTGATCGGCCACCAAATGCAACGCCCGCTGCCACCGCCGCCAGGCGGTGGTCCGGTCGCAGCCGAAGCGGGCGCAGATGTCGCGCCAGCGGTGGCGCTCGGCGCGCATCCACACGAGATGCCGTTCCTCTTCCTCCAGCCACAAGACCCAGCGCATGGTCTCGAGCATGCGCTCGATGGCCTCGGGGCTGGGCGGGAAGCGCCGGATCGCCGGTTCGGCCCCCAGCGTCTCCCAGGGCATGCGCCGGATCGCCGGCCAGGTGTTGAAGTAGCCCTGCACGCGCACGGACGGCAAGCGGTGGGCGGTGATGGCCGCCTCCCGGAAGCGTTCGGCCACACGTTCGACGGTCCACTCAGCCATGGCGCGCCTCCCGTGCACCGTAGAGCCGCTCGCCGATTCGGCGGATCAGCTCGCGTTCCATCCAGTNGAGCCGGTCGTCCTCGAGGGAGACGACGAGCAGGCGTTGCTCGCGCCAGCCGCGGCGCTTGACGGCCTCCACGTCCATCGGCTCGGGCTGCAGGCGCCCCAGCGGGCAGCGGTAGCGAGGGGTCGGAACAATCATCTCAGTCCTCCTGCGCCGCGTCGTGCTGCTGGATGGCCCAGTGCAACAGCGCCAGGGCGTCGGCTTCGTTGTCGTCGGTGGGCAGGTAGCCGCGCGCACGCACGGCCGCCATCACCGCGTCCTTGCGGGCGTTGCCTTTGCCGGTGGCGTGCTTCTTGATCGTGCCCACCGGCACGCCCTGGTAGGGGATGCCGTGGTGCTCGCACCAGGCCGTGAGCGTGGCCAGGAACCCGCCGTAGGCGTGCGCCGCGTCGGTCGAGACGTGGCGGCGCACTTCCTCGAAGTACAAAAACTGAAGTTCAGAAACCGATGTCTGAATTTCAGAAATCCAACGGCCAAAGCGCAGGTAGCGCATGCCGCCGCCTTCGAATCGCTGTGGCTTGAAGGATTGGCTGCCGCTGGTGATGCGGCCGGTGCGGTCGCGCAGCGCCCAACCGCTGGTGGTGCCCAGGTCCAGGGCCAGGATCGTGGTGTGCATGGTGTCAGTCCTCGTTCGGTGGGGACTGACGCATCCGACGCACGATATCGATAGTTCCCGTGAGGCGCGCGCACGCGCGCGCGCGTAGAGACTTACGATGGACAGCGTCAGATGCGTCAGTCCTGTCGGTGGTCACGGGTGTTCAGTCGTCGGCATAGGGGGTGTAGGCGGGCTGCATCGGGTGCTTGAGACCCACGCCACGGAAGCCCCGGATGCCGGCGGCGTTGCGCCATTTCTCGACGCCGCGGGTGATCAAGAGGTCGGAGAAGCGGCGCTGTGAGCCGACGAACTCGCCGGCGGCCTCCGCCCACTGCTTCCAGTCGGCGAACAGTTCGGCGGTCAGTGACTTGGCATTGGCCTCGCGCACGCAGCGCTCCTCCAGCCAGCGGCCCAGCGCGTCCTCGGCTTCGAAGTACTCCTCGGTGGCGGCCACGACCTGCGGCGGCGGATCGAGCCGGCCCAGGCGCTGCCAGGCCAGGCACCCTTCCAGCGCCCAGGCCAGGATGCCGTCCCGCTCGGCCAGCAACTTCTGCTGCAGGTGTTTGTCGCGCCGCTCGGGCGGCACGGTGATCGTGAAGGGGATCAGGTGCAGCCGCCGCTTCATCGCCTCGTCGATGTTGCGGATGGCGGGCTTGTGGTTGCCAGCGACGAAAAGCTTGAACTGCGGCCAGAACTCGAAGAAGTCCTGCCGCATGAAGCGCGCGGAGATCTTGTCGCCGCCCGTGAGGCTCTTGACCTTGGATTCGGCCCAGCGCCGCCCTTGCTCGGTCTCGATGGAGGAGACGAAGCGCGCCCCGCGCAGGCCCGCCATGTCGGTTGGATGCCGGTCGCTGCGCGTCTCCATGAAGGTGTCCATCGGCGCGCTGGCGGCGTAGTCGCCGAGGATCGTGGCCAGGGTGTTCACGAACACCGACTTGCCGTTGGCGCCGGTGCCATAGAGGAAGAACAGCGCATGCTCCTGGGTCGAGCCGGTCAAGCAGTAGCCGCTGACGCGCTGCAAATAGGCTTGCAGGTCCGCGTCGCCGCCGGTGACTTCGGCAAGGAAGCGCCGCCAGGTCGGGCAGTCGCCGCCGGGCGTGGCGGTGGTGATCTTGGTCATGCGGTCGGCGCGGTCGTGTGCGCGCATGCGCCCCGTCCTGAGGTCGACCACGCCGCCTGGGGTGTTGAGCAGCCAGGGATCGGCGTCCCACTCGGCGGTGGTCGCGGCGTGGCGTCGGTCTGCGCGAGCCAGGCGTTCGACGCCGCCGACGGTGCCGGAGGTGGCCAGCTTGGCCGCCAGCTTGGGGTTGTCGGCCTGGAGGGCCGCGTGTCGGCAGACACCGCGGATCAAGTCGGTGGCCGCCAGCGTCTCCTCGTTGCGCCAACGCCGGCCATCCCACACCAACCAGCGGCCCCAGGCCGCCACGTAGCGCCAGTCGCGGTGGTAGCGCCGGGTGAAGGCCAGCGCCAGGGCATCTTCGGTGCCCCACACCGATTCATCCGCGCCGATCACCGGCTCGCCGGGGTCCGCAATGTCATGCACCTGCACACGCGGACCGTGGGCGAGGAAGGCCGCGACGTCGAAGCCCTCCATCACGGCGTCCGCCGCGTCCCAGCCGTCCGCCGCTTCCTCGGGCGGGTACAGGATGTGGCAGGTCTTCGCGCCCGCCGACAGAATCGCCTGGGCCGCCTGCACGGCGTACTCCCAGCCGGGTTTGTCGCGGTCAGGCCAGACCAAGACGGCCTTGCCCGCCAGCGGCGACCAGTCGGTCTTGTCCACCGGGGCGTTGGCGCCGTGCATCGCGGTGGTGGCCACGATCCCAGTCTCGATCAAGGCCTGGGCGCACTTCTCGCCCTCGACCAGCACGACCTGGGCGGCCTCCTTGATCCCCGGCTGGTTGTACAGCGGCCGCGGCTCGGGCGGTGCCATCTTGCGCCGTTTGGCGTCCCAGGGCCGGAACTCCTTCTTGCGCCCGGGCGGGTCGTAGCGGTAGACGACGGCGATGAGCTGCCCTTGTGCGTCGAGGTAGTCCCACTTGGCGGTGGCCGGGCCGAGATCGTCGATCGGGGTCTTCTTGGCCGCCTTGCGCGGCGGCGCCGTGGGCGCTCGGCCGACGAGGTCCTCGGCCAGATCGAGGACGCGGGCGAAGTCGCCCTGCACGTCCACGCCGAAGTGAGCGCCGATCAGGTGGAACACATCGCCGCCGGAGCCTTCGGCACGGTCGGTCCAAAGCCCCGCCTTGTCCCCAATGAGCACGACCTCCAGGCTGTCCCCCGGGCTGCCGAGCACGTCGCCGATGACGAACTTGCCGCGGCGCTTCTTTCCAGCGGGGAACAGGGTGAACAGCACCGACTCCAGCCTCGCGAGCAGCGCGGCGCGCACGGCCTCGCGGCGTTCGGACGCCGGGATCTCGGGCGCGGGTGCGGTGTCATTGAAGTCCAGCATCCGACTCCTCCTCGTGCCCTGCGTCGGCCGTGAGCAGGGCTTGACGTTCCTCCATCCACGCCATCAGTTCGGAGAGCTTGAAACGCAGCAGCTTGCCCACCCGGTAGTGCGGCAGGCGCAGACGCCGGCGCTCCTTCGCGTGCGTGAGCCAGTAGTGCGGCAGATTGAGCGCCAGTGCCGCCTCGCGTGCGTCGATCAGGCGCTCCCCGAGCACCGGGTGCAGCGGTGTCTCGTTCATGCCGCAGCCCTCCAGCACCGGTCCTGCCACGGGCACATCCGGCACTCGACATGGGTGGGCTCGGAGAAGGCGCGCGGCAGCAGTTCGCCCGCCTCGGTGGCCGTGATGACCTTCACGGCCCGGTCGGACATGCGCTGCGCCAACGCCGCATCGAACGGCACCAGCTCGGCGTGGATCTCCATGGTGTCGGCGTTCACCGCCGTGAACAGGGCCGGGTGCGCGTGCAGTTCGAGATAGGCCTGGTAGAGCGCGACCTGGGCGGCGTAGACGGGCTTGGCGACCGCGAGGCGATGTCTCTCCAACTCGCGCCACGATTTGGCGCCCAGGCACTTGTTCTCCCACAGCGCGGGATAGCCGGCCCCAAAGCCGAGGTCGGGCCCGGCGACGAGCACGCCATCGACGTGGCCCTGCAGGCGCCCGTCGAGCGCCGAGAAGCCGAAGGGCTCGCCCGCGTCGGTGCGCGTGCGCAGATCGAAGCCCGCCGCGCGCAGCCATCCGACCATGCAGTCCTCGATCACGTGGCCGCGTTCGAACACGCGCAGCATCCGACCGTCGGTCTCGCGACCCGGATCGACCGGGGCGTCGGCGACCTCGTACTGCAGCGCGCGCTCGCAGGCGGCCCCGAGGCGCGAGGCGCCCAGGTACGTGCGGCGAGGCTGCGCCGCGCGAGACTGCTGCAGCCCGGCATCGATCAGCGCCGTGATCTGACCCGACAGGCTCTTGGAGGCGTTGAAGTCCATCATCGCCGCGCCTCCTTGGGTGCTGCCGTGCGTGCCGTCTGCGCTTGAGCCTTCGGCTCCTCCCACGGCAGATCGTCCTCGAGGTCGGCGAAGGGGTCGGACACTGGGTCTTTCAAGCCCCGCACCGGCGGGTACTTGGTCGCTTCGT